AACTGCTGATTCGTTGTCCGCACATTCTTTCGAATATCTTAACGCCATATCTAAATCAACGATTGGGTATCTGAAAATATCAAACCAGTTGTTTTCGTTGATAACCTCGTTATTGATTGCGTCCGGAATGTTTCTGTTCATTGTCGCCAATGTCCCTTTTGGCATACAATATAAAGTCGATTCCTTAGATGCTCCCGTGTCAACTGCTACCCTATTTGAATAACCAAAGTCAAATTGTCCGAATTGGAACATTGAATTTGTCGCGTTTTGCGTCCCTTGGTTTAAATATTGATTAACCGTTGATTGTAAAGTTGTTGATCCAATAACGTTGTAACGTCCCTCGAAATCATCACCCTGCATTATAACACCTAAATCGTTGAAGAAAAATTGTTTTTGTGCTGAACCTACATTCACCGCATCACCAACTAAAGCTCCGTACTTTCCACTTGCTCCAATGAATGGTGATTCCATAACAACTGTTTTGTCAGCCTCTAATTTTGTGATTGCCGCGTTGTCTAAAGTTTCCGCGAATTTCTTCCCGTATCTTTTGATCTTTCTTTCGAAATCCGCCATGTAACCAATTTCGTTGTTCGTGTACTGACCAGGAATCATTGTAAATCCGAACTGGTAAGTTGCGTAAGTAACAGTAACAAGGTTTGACGTTGATTCGTCGTCCCCGATTGTACATGTTCTCACGTTCGAAATTGTTACGTCCGCTCCGTCAATAACTGGAATTTCTAAAGTGTTACCCGCCGACATTCCTGATTTTTCTAAGATGTCCGCCGTCACGATTGACTCCGGGTCTGTTGTGTCCTCTACGAACTTAACCCACGCACCATAATTTGACAATCTATCTTCGTATTTGTCAAGGCTTCCCGCGTACTGGCTTCTAATCGCTTGTAATCTAGTGTTTACTAAACTCATTTTGATTTGATTTTAAAGTTAAAATTTAATTTAATTATTCGCCGTTTTCGTTGACCCTTGACAAAAATCCGACTTTGTTGTTTGCTAAAATAGTAATTTTTAATTTAACGGCAACCCTTTCGAGTTTTCAGCGAACAATTTATCCGCTTCCGATGTGTATTCTTTCGAACCTTTCTTCAATCCTTTCGATGCTAACTCTTTTGAAATTGCATCAAATAATTGCGTTTGAGTTTTCGCCGAAGTGATTGTCGCCGGAACGTTTAACCTGTTCGGATCTGTTGGATTAACCTTGTTTGAATCAAGTCCACCACCCGAAGTTTGTCCGGTTTTTGCTAATACCGAAGCCAACTTTGTTTTAAGGATTTGCCCCGCATCCATTTTTGACAATGATTTCGGGTCCAATAAAGGTTCGTTGTTTTCGTAAAAAGTAACGGTTCCGTCCTCCATAACCTTTGCATTGCTAACCAGGTTTGAAACGATTCCATTAACGAAACTGTTTCGAACATCTTCCGGTAAATCCGTGTTAAATTCAAAACCGCTCATTGATTTGTTTATTAAACCTTCAATGGTGTTTGTTCTGAACTTGCTTTCGTAACCGCTTAATTGCTCGTTTAATTCCGAAATTCTGTTTTCCGAATCACTTTGCAATTTCTCGTAAAGTCCTTTAAAATGCTCCGAACCCGCCGATTGTTCAACCGCTTTTTGTAGTTCAGCGATTTGCGCTTCCTTTTCAGCTATTAAAGCCGGGTTTGAACTTTCTTTAAGCTTTCGAACCTCATCTTTCCAAAACACATAGGATTTCACACCGTCCGGTTTGTCAATTCCTAAAACTTCTTTGAAGTCGTTGTCGTATTTCCCGTGTAAAGCTCCGATTTCGTTGTTGATCTTTGAATCCCAATGATTTTGAGCGAAGTTATTCAATAACGTTTGCCCGTCCTCTGATTCCCTAAAGTTTTGGATAAATTGTCCTTTTAATTCGTCGTTGCTTTGAAAAGCCTCGTTTATTTGTTCAATGGTTAAATCTGACATAAATTTCTCTTTTTTATGTTATTGTTTGTTTTTGGTTTAATCTTCTTTTGGTTCAACAGGCTTTTTCGTTGTTGCTTTCTTTTTTGGTGCAGCCTTAAAAGTTGGGTCGTGAAGGATAAACAAATTCGTATATCCTAATAAGGCCATAATGTTAGCCTTTGAACCTTTCGTTGATTTGCTTCCAACTTTCGTAATGTAATCAGTTTGATTCATTTTGATAATTGTCAACCTTTCGTCGTAACGCTGTAAATTCGCTCTGTGAACTTTCTCGATATACGCAAAATGGTAATATCCCTTTTCACGTTCGTTAATTTCCGTCGGAATTTCAACATCGAATCCGCTCGCTTGCTTTTGGCATTCTACCAATTTGTTTGGTTTAATCTTCTCCATTGTTTGGATTGTTTATGGTTATGTAAGAATTTAAAATTTCATTGATTCGATCAATCTTAACATTGAAATCAAGGTCGCGTCCAAAATCTAACACGTTTGATTCTTCTCGTTCAAATCTTGCTATAAAGTTATTAAATCTTGACTTGATAACAAAATCGCTTTGGCTCATCGCTCCGAGCGCAACCAAACTTGAACTTTGCTCAACCGTTTTGTGTGGCTCCGGGTTCAAGTTGTAAAGAATCCAAGCGCGTTCGATTCGGTCGTCGTTCCCTTTGTATTTGGTGACTAAGATTTGTCTATAAATTTGATCGATTTCCTCATCCGGTTCGCCATTTTTCTTTGCTTGCTCGTATTCGGTCATTAATTGTTCGACTGACTTCAAGAAGAATTGGTCACCATAAAATACAACCGAAGAAATAAACGCATCGCCATACATTAACCGCGCAACCGTATCGTTCGCAAATTTGTGGACCTTCTCGAAACTTGACGCAACTTGTAATAAAATGTTTTGCCTTGATTCGAACGATCCGAATACTTGCGTTTCGTTTACCGCCGTATTATCTAAAACGCGACCACGCGTTCCGATTGTTACTTCTCGGATAACGTCCGCATATTCTTTTAATTTCTGCTTTATGTACTCCAAAGACCTTGTGTCGGGTGAAATAACCTCAACCGGATTCGATAAAACTGGATCGTCCTTTGTTTGTGGTGCGGGAATTTCAAATATTGTTCCCGGTCCGATTTCCTCACTTTCCGCACACGCCTTGCATTTGACTTGCCTCGTTTGTATCTCATCAATCCCGTTCACGTTCGCGGTGTATTCCTCCGAAATAAACCCGTTGTTGCAATTCTCGAAATTGCATAATTCCTCAAACGCCGTTATGATTGGGAACGTCCCGTATAAGTCCGCGTATTCTTTGAAAGTATCTTCAATCAAGTATTTATCCAACCTCCCTAAAACATCCGTAATTGGTGACTTTTTCTCAATCGTGTTGGAACCTTTCATATTTTGATCCCAAAAGTATGACGCGGGACAATAACCCAAATCGTGAGGATTGTCGACAATAGCTTCGCCGATTATCTTCGTTCCGTCAACTTTATAAATCCGGTATGATTCCGAATCGTAAACCGCAATTGTTTCTTTGTCGATACCAAATATTAAATATTCAATTTCCCCGTTTTTATCCGACTTAACATCGATAACGCAAGAAATATCAATAAAATAATAGTATGGATTCCCGTCGCCCTCCGAAGGCATGTCAACAACTAAAATCGAATTAACCGAATATTTCAGTTGCTCGAACCCAATCGTTTTGAAAAAGTTCTTATCGTTTAATCCATTATTTAAATACGAAGTAAAGTCCGACGCATAGTCAGGATTTGAAAATTCGTAGTTGAAGAAAGGATTTTGACCGTCAAAAATTCGCGCATATTCTTGATAAATGTCTTGTGTTATCTCAAGCGATACGACCGGCAACCTTAACAGTTGAACGAATCGATTGTATTTGTCACGCGTCAAGAAACTTTCAACCCATGCCAATAAATCAACATAGGCGGGATTGTTTCGAATGTTTTCGATTTCAGTTTCGCCGTGTAGTTTAAGACGGTTTTGATGTCTTTCGGCGTTTTGAAGTAGGCTTCTTTTTGGCTTTTTCTCCAACAACTGTTGAACCTGGTTTCTTTCTAATTGCATTGTCTACAAATTCAAATTCGGATTCGCTCGGAATACTCCAAACACTATTTCTTAAAGATAAAAGGCGCGAAGCGTGTCCAACCTCGAAAGATTGAACGCGTCCGCCTTTTTCTTTTAATTCTATCGATTTACTCATCTTGATTAAAGATCAGTTAACGGGTTGAAATCTGCCGGTGTTGAAATCGCTTGGTATTTCGACCAATCCTTTTTCAAGTTGAAAGATGTCGCGTGAGTGTCATTCGTTGCAAAACCTTCGTTGTTTGTATCACCTACAAAGAAACTTGATATTGGAAATCCTGTAAATTCTCCCGTTGTTTTTTCTTGTGCGATAATGTCGCCATTTTCATTGAAGAAAAACACAACTAAATCCTTTTCACATCTAAGGTCGAATAAAGCTTGGATAACCTCTTTTGATAACGATTTGAACATTCCTCCGAATGTACTTGGATTTACTCCCGTCAATTCAGATTCACCGTTTAATGTTGAGTTGTCACCACCACCATTTGTGATTGCTTCACCCGCTGTGATTGCTGCTTCATAAACGAATGGAGTCACAATCATGTGAGTGTCGTCGGCCGCAGCTAATAACGTTTGCCAATCTGCAAGCAAAGTAATATCATTTCCGGCTGTACCGTCGAAAGTATATCCCGCTCGTTGGATTGAGAATTTTTGAATTTGGTTAAAGTTTTCCGGGCAAGTTTGCGACGGAATGTCCCCGATTGAAGTTGGATTCGGGCATTGACATGATAAAGACATAATTTGTTCTTTTTAAAGTTAAAAAATATCCGTTTTCGTTTCTACCCTTAAAACCGAATCGGTGTTCGTTTGTAAATATACAATTTTTTTGATATACAAAAAACGGGGCGAACGACTAGAACGTTACAACCCCGAAACCATAAACAATTTTTTAGTTTAGGCTTATAGTTTCAAAGTTATTCAAAATTTCCAATTCCGCCGACAATTCATCAAAACTTAATTGAATTATTATCGAATGAGGAAGGCCGTTCAAAAATAATTCCGAATAGTCACCCTCCATTGCGTGGGCTAAATAACCATTTAACCGGAATTGAAAGTCGTCCCATTGTTCTGTTTTTATGTCGCCTTCTTTATACTCAATATTCAAAACCTTCGTTCGTATCAACATATTAATTTCTTCTTTTAATTCCTTTTCGATTTTGTCTATCCAATCCGATTTTTTCCATAACGCAATACCTTAACGAATCAATTCCGTGGTTATAATTGTCGTTCGGTTTGTTCAGATATTCACCGTCCTTTGTTTTCATCCATTGATAGTTCGAAAACTCTTCAATCAAATTAATACTTTTTTTGTGAATATTGATTTTATATCGCTTTAAAATATCAATTCCATTGTTGATAGAATCCGGCCCCTTCTTAACACCTCGAATTGTTCGAAACCCTCCACGCTTAATTTCGGCGATTGATTTCGGTTCCGCACTATCCGCGACAATATCCCCCAAAGGACCAATGCCAAATGATTTTAATTTGTTCACGATGTCGGGATTTGTTAACCCGGTTTCAAAGCATAATTCCTCAACCCATAATTCACCACCTTGATAAACAACCTTGACGATTGCCGTCGGGTCGTTAGTGAATCCAAAGTCAAGTCCGTAGGCCGTCCACTTTCCATCGGTTGGCATCGTGTCGACCGTGTCCCAATTCGAAAAGATAACACCTTCCAAGGATCCAACTTCACCCAATCCGTAAACCTTCCAAAACTGTTCGTCACCGCTCAACAAATTACCTTCCGAATCATAAACCGGTTTACGCGATTCAATAGCATCGATTATTGATTGTTCCAATAACGGTTTGCCCGTCAAATGGTCCACGTTGTCTTTGTACGTTGATTTGATGAACGAATACTTTTGGCCTGGTTGCATTACTTTCGTATGAACCCAAAAACGCGAAACGGGGTTGAAATCTAAAAATATTTTATCACGGGTTCGAATCTCTAATTGTGTGAATGCGTCCCAACTTATATTGTTACACTCATTCACATAAAGAACATCGCGTCGCGCACCTCTTAATTTTGCGTCGTTATCAGCCGAGAAAAATTCGAAATGAAA